ATGGTTTTGATCACCCCCGATGAGGGGCCCTCGGGCCTGACGACCTCGGTAACTTCCCTCGAGCGCCAACTCAGCGACATGAGGGCCGATCTTGAGGCACTTCAGGACCGGATAAGGGCCGGCGAATTCGAGGATCTGAAGAATCCCTCGCGGGCCATATCGGATATCCGGCAATGGCTGCGCATCGCAATCGAAGCGGAGGCACAAATTGAAAGACGTCAAAAAGAGCAAAAGGGTATCGTCCACGAATGGGCCCTTGATTTCGACACCGCCCGAACTTCTATCGGGAGCCGCCTGGATCGTCTCAGAAGGGCCAGAAGTGCAGGCCGAGTTCCTTGACAACCTGGAGGACGGCGAGCTTCTGGCGCTTCCCTACCTTTTCGAGTTCTGGGCGCTGGATCACCAGTTGCCCCCGGTCGGGGACTGGCGCACCTGGGTGGTGATGGGCGGGCGTGGCGCCGGCAAGACCCGCGCCGGGGCGGAATGGGTGCGCATGCGGATGGAGGGTTCTCGCCCTCTGGATCGGGGGCCGGCGCGGCGCATGGCGCTGGTGGGCGAGACGATAGACCAGGTGCGCGAGGTGATGGTCTTCGGCGAAAGCGGCATCATGGCCTGCAGCCCGCCCGACAGGCGCCCCGAATGGCAGGCGACGCGCAAGCGGCTCATCTGGCCCAACGGGGCCACAGCGCAGGCGTTTTCGGCACATGAGCCCGAGGGGCTGCGGGGACCGCAATTCGATGCCGCCTGGGTTGACGAGCTGGCCAAGTGGAAGAAGGCGCGTGAGACCTGGGACATGCTGCAATTCGCACTGCGGTTGGGCGAGGAACCGCGTGTCTGCGTCACCACCACGCCCCGCAACGTTGGCGTGCTCAAGGAGCTTCTGGAAACCCCGACCACAGTGGTGACGAGCGCGCCTACGGAAGCCAACCGTGCCTTCCTGGCAGAAAGCTTCCTTGACGAGGTGCGGGCACGCTATGCCGGCACGCGGCTGGGCCGGCAGGAACTTGACGGCATACTGGTGGACGAGGCTGAGGATGCACTCTGGACGCCCGCTGCGCTGGACGGGGTCCGGCTTGCCGCGGCGCCGGAGCTGGACCGGATCGTCGTGGCCGTGGACCCGCCGGTGAGCGGCAACCAGGGCTCCGACGCTTGCGGGATCGTGGTGGTCGGGGCCGCGACGCGCGGCCCGGTGCAGGACTGGCGGGCCTGCGTCCTGGCTGATCTCAGCGTCAGCGCCGCATCGCCGGCGCGCTGGGCCGCCGCTGCCATAGGGGCCATGGAGACATGGGGTGCTGAGCGGCTCGTGGCCGAGGTCAACCAGGGTGGCGACCTTGTGGAAACGGTGATCCGGCAGGTGGATCCTCTGGTGCCCCTGCGCAAGGTCCATGCAAGCCGCGGCAAGGCCGCCCGGGCCGAGCCGGTGGCGGCGCTCTATGAGCAGGGGCGGGTGAGCCATCTGTGCGGGCTCTCGGCGCTAGAGGACCAGATGTGTGCCATGACGGCGCGCGGGTTCGAGGGTCGTGGCAGCCCCGACCGGGTGGATGCGCTTGTCTGGGCGCTGCATGAGTTGATGATCGGACCGGCGGCGAAATGGCGCCACCCACGGGTGCGGGCGGTATGAGTCGTCCACATGCGGCCCTCGCGTCTTACGATTGTCCTTCTTCTGGCCGGAACTATCCCGGGGTGAATTGCCGCGGCCTGTCCGCGGCAAGAGGGGCAGCCCCTCGGCACGGCCCCGAAAACGGGGTGAACCTCCCCGGAGATGCAGCGCTCGGGCTGATACGGATTTTGTAAACCTTTTGCGGTCTTTTGAGTTTCGACGCGGGGCAGGAAACGCCCGGCACCAGCAAGCAGAACCCAAGGAGACACCCAGAGATGATCATGGATTTCTTCCGGCAGGGCGGCACGGGGGCAGTGGCGCCCGAACAGAAGGCCAGCGCCACCGGGCCGCTGATGGCCTGGCACGGGGCCGGCCGCGCGGCCTGGAGCCCGCGAGACGCGGTGTCGCTTGCGCGGACGGGTTTCGCCGGGAACCCGGTCGGTTTTCGCTGCGTGAAACTGGTGGCCGAGGCCGCGGCCTCGTTGCCGCTCGTGCTGGAGGACGATGCGCAGCGTTTTGCCGGACACCCGGTAATCGGGTTGCTGGACCGTCCCAACCCGGCGCAGGGCCGGGCCGAGATGCTGGAGGCGCTCTACGCACAGCTCCTTCTTACCGGCAACGCTTATGTCGAGGCGGTGGGCGCGTCCGGCTCGGTGCCGCGGGAGCTGCATGTCCTGCGTTCGGACCGGATCCGGGTGGTGCCGGGGCAGGATGGCTGGCCGGTGGCCTACGAGTACCGGGTTGGCGGGCGCACCCATCGCTTCGATGTGTCCGAAGCGGTGCCGGGGGTTTGCCACCTGCGAAATTTCCATCCCCAGGACGATCATTACGGGCTCGCCCCGATGCAGGCGGCCGCGCAGGCGGTGGACGTTCACAACGCCGCGAGCCGCTGGTCCAAGGCGCTTCTGGACAACGCGGCGCGGCCCTCGGGCGCGATCGTATATCGTGGTGCCGAAGGGCAGTCGGGGCTGAGCACGGATCAGTATGACCGTCTCGTGAGCGAGATGGAGTCCCATCATCAGGGGCCGCGGAATGCCGGTCGGCCGATGCTTCTGGAAGGCGGGCTTGACTGGAAGCCGATGGGTTTTTCGCCGTCAGACATGGAATTCCAGAAAACCAAGGAGGCGGCGGCGCGCGAGATTGCGCTGGCATTCGGGGTCCCGCCGATGTTGCTGGGCGTGCCGGGGGATGCCACCTATGCCAACTACCAGGAGGCCAACCGCGCGTTCTTTCGCCTTACCGTCCTGCCGTTGGCGGCGCGCGTGGCGGCGGCTCTGGTGCACTGGCTCGGCGCGTTCACCGGAGAACGGTTGCGCCTGAAGCCCGATCTCGACCAGGTGCCGGCGCTGTCGGCGGAGCGTGAATCCCAATGGAAGCGTGTCGCGACGGCAGATTTCCTGACTGCGACGGAAAAACGCGAGATGCTGGGCCTGCCACCGATGCCGGCAGAAGGGACGACGGGAGCGGAGTCTGCCGATGGCTGAGCCGGGTGAGCCGCGGGTGCGCTACGGGTTCGAGGCGTTCGACTGTGCGCCGGCCCTGCGGCTGGAGGCGCATGAGCGGGTGGCCAAGCTGCAATTCGAGGCGCTGGCACAGAGGCTGGCGAAAATCGAGGAGATGATGGAACGGCTTGAGAAACGGCTGTGGCTGGCGGTGTTCGGCATGGTCGGCGCGATCCTGGCGCAGGCGTTCCAGCCGCTTCTGGCGGCAATGCCCTGATCGACGGGCCGAATGACGGGAAATGACGTGCCGGGCCGAAGCCCGGCCTGCGGAAGGATGGAAACGCATGGATATGCAGACGCGACTTGAAACCAAGTTCTGCCGTTTCGGCGAGGAGGCGCTCAGCGTCACGGATGGCACGCTTATCGAGGGATACGCCAGTCATTTCGGCGCCCCTGATCACGGTGGCGACATCGTGGCCAAGGGCGCTTATGTGGCCTCGCTCAGGCGGCTCAAGCAGGAAGGCCGTCAGGTCAAGATGCTCTGGCAACACGACCCGGCCCAGCCGATCGGTGTCTGGGACGCGGTGCGCGAGGATGCGCGCGGCCTTTATGTCAAGGGCCGGCTTCTGGAAAAGGTGGGCCGGGGGCGCGAGGCCGCGGCGCTGATCGCGGCGGGCGCCATTGATGGGCTGAGTATCGGTTACCGGACCGTCAGGGCGGGCAGGAACGACAAGGGCCGTCGGCTCTTGCAGGAACTGGAGCTATGGGAGGTGTCGCTGGTGACATTCCCGATGCTGCCCAGTGCGCGGGTGGCGGCCAAGGGTGAGGACCCGTCCGGTGACTGCCTGCGTGAATTGGCGGCGGCCTTTGCCGAGGCCCGCCGGGAGATGGCGCGGATGACCTGACAACACACGCGTCGCGAACACCCAAAGCAGGAACAGGAACAAGCGATGAGCAAGACCGAGATCACGTCTCGGGTCGGGGAGGATGTTTCTCCGGCCGCCGAGGTGAAATCCACTGTGACGGATTTTATTAGAGAAGTCAAGGGCTTCCAGTCCGATATCACTAACCGAATGAAACAGCAGGAAGAGAAAATGACCATGTTTGAACGCACGTCCATCACGGCTGCGCGCCCCGCACTGGCCGTCGAGGCCGAGACCGGCGCCCCGCATCGCAAGGCTTTCGGCGCTTATCTGCGCTCGGGTGACGATGACGGGTTGCGGGGGCTTGAACTGGAGGGCAAGGCGCTGTCCAGTTCGATGGCGGCCGATGGCGGCTACCTTGTGGATCCGCAGACCTCCGAGATGATCCGCTCGACCCTGAGCGACACCGCTTCCGTGCGTGCCATAGCGAATGTCGTGGCGGTCGAAGCTACCAGTTTCGACGTGCTGATCGACCATTCCGAGATGGGCCACGGCTGGGCGAGCGAGGCAGGCGCGGTGCCCGAGACGGACACGCCGCTGATCGACCGGATCACCATTCCGCTGCACGAGCTGAGCGCGTTGCCGAAGGCAAGCCAGCGGCTTCTGGACGACAGCGCCTTCGACATCGAGAACTGGCTGGCCGGACGCATCGCTGACAAGTTCGCGCGGGCCGAGGCCGCGGCTTTTGTATCCGGGGACGGCAGTGACAAGCCGATGGGTTTCCTCAGCCATCCGGCGGTGGATGACGGGGTTTGGGCATGGGGCAACCTTGGTTATGTAACCACTGGTGCGGACGGAGATTTCGATGGCCCGGACGCGATAATCGACCTGGTTTACGCCCTGGGCGCGGAATACCGGGCAAACGCGAGTTTCGTGATGAATTCGCGCACTGCGGGCACGATCCGCAAATTCAAGGATGCCGATGGGCGGTTCCTTTGGTCCGATGGCATGGCTGCCGGCGAGCCGGCGCGCCTGATGGGATACCCGGTGCTGATCGCCGAAGACATGCCCGATATCGCCAGCGACGCGATGGCGGTGGCCTTCGGGGATTTCTCCGCCGGGTACACCGTGGCCGAGCGCCCGGACCTGAGGGTTCTGCGCGATCCGTTCAGTGCCAAGCCGCATGTCCTTTTCTATGCCACAAAGCGTGTGGGCGGTGATGTGAGCGATTTCGCGGCGATCAAGTTGTTGAAATTCGCCACCTCTTAAGGGGGTGAGCGGGTGGGCCGGCGGCCTGGAATGGCTGCCGGTCCGGGTGCGCGCCGCCACCACGACAATGTGCTGTCCAGCTGCTCCCCTCCGTCCGGGCAGTGCTGGCGGCGCGTGCCTCAACCCAAGGAGGGAGCCGAATGTTTCGGAGTAATTCCATGATGTTAATCGAAGAAACCACGGTGCCCCAGGCGGCGCTGCCGCTGGCGGAATTCAAGGCGCATCTGCGGCTGGGAACCGGGTTTTCCGACGGTGACCTTCAGGACGCGGTGCTGGAAAGTTTCCTGCGTGCTGCGCTTGCGGCGATCGAGGCGCGCACCGGCAAGGTGCTGATCGTGAGGGATTTCTCCTGGACGCTGACGGAGTGGCGCGATCGTGCCGGGCAGGCCCTGCCGGTGGCACCCGTCACAATGATCCTTTCGCTGAGGCTGCTCGACCGGAACGACGAGGAAGAGGTGATCGAGCCGTCGTTCTACAAGCTGGAGCCCGACATGCAGCGTCCGTGGCTGCGTCCCACCGGGACTTGCCTGCCGGGCATGCCACCTGGAGGGCGGGCCGAGCTTCGCTTTACCGCCGGGTACGGAACCGGCTGGGGCGATCTGCCGGCCGACCTGGGGCAGGCGATGCTGTTGCTGGCGGCGCATTATCACGAATACCGCCACGAGATGGCTCTCGGCGGCGGCTGCATGCCTTTCGGGGTGACGAGCCTGATCGAGCGCTACCGGACCGTGCGCCTGTTTGGCGGGGGGGCGGTTTGATGGGGGCACCGCGGCTCAACCGAAGGCTGGTTCTTGAGGCAAGATCCGACGCGCCCGACGGCGCCGGCGGCTTTGCACCGGTCTGGGTGCCCCTGGGCACGCTTTGGGCGGATGTGGATGCGCGCACGGGCCGTGACCGGGCGGGCGAGGAGGCGGCGCTTTCCAACATGACCCACCGGATCTTGGTGCGCGCGGCCCCACATGGCGCGCCGTCACGGCCCGAGCCGGGGCAGCGGTTGCGCGACGGGTCGCGGGCCTTCGTCATCATGGCGGTGGCCGAGCGGGATGCCCGGGCACGCTACCTGATCTGCTTTGCCGAAGAGGAGGTGTCGCTATGAGTTACGCAAGCACTGCGGCGCTTCAGGCGGCCGTTTATCAGAGGTTGATGGAGGATGCGACGCTTTCGGCGCTGGCTGGCGGGGCGATCTATGACGCGGTGCCACCCGGCCCGCTGTCGGATCTTTATGTGACGCTGGGTGCGGAGGATGTGCGCGACCGCTCGGACGGCACCGGCGCGGGTGCGTTGCACCGGTTCACGGTTTCAGTGGTCACCGGCGCGGCGGGGTTCCAGGCTGCCAAAGCGGTTGCGGCGGCGATCAGCGACGCGCTGGCGGGCGCTGATCTGGGCCTCGCAAGAGGGCGGCTCGTGGCGATCTGGTTTCAGAGGGCACGTGCCCGGCGCGAGGGCGTGGGCAACCTGCGCCGGATCGACCTGACATTCCGCGCCCGCGTGGACGACGCAGGCTAAACTTTCAAATTCGGAGACAAGACGATGGCAGTGCAGAACGGCAAGGACCTTCTGGTCAAGGTGGATCTGACCAATGATGGTCAATTCCAGACGGTGGCGGGCCTCCGGGCAACGCGGATCAGTTTCAATGCTGAAAGTGTGGATGTAACCAGCCTGGAAAGTGATGGCGGCTGGCGCGAATTGCTGGCCGGGGCGGGCGTGAAATCCGCGGCGATCAGCGGATCCGGCGTTTTCCGGGACGCCGCCAGCGACGAGCGTGCGCGCCAGATTTTCTTCGATGGTGAAACGCCGGACTTCCAGGTGGTGATTCCCGATTTCGGCATCGTGGAGGGGCCCTTCCAGGTCACAGCGATCGAATATGCCGGCGCTCATGATGGTGAGGCGACCTACGAGTTGTCGATGGCCTCGGCCGGGCGGCTGAGCTTTTCGGCGCTGTGATCATGGCAAACCCGTGGACCGGAGAGGTGGCGCTGGACATAGACGGTGAGCGCAGGGTGCTGAAGCTGACCCTGGGCGCGCTGGCGGAACTGGAGGCTGAGCTGGAGACCGGCACCCTGGTGGAACTGGTGGAGCGGTTCGAGAGTGGTGCCTTTTCCACGCGGGACGTTCTGGGGTTGATCGTGGCGGGCCTGCGGGGCGGTGGTTGGCAGGGCGGCGCATCCGATCTGGTGTCCGCAGATATCGCGGGCGGGCCCGTCGGTGCCGCCCGTGCGGCGGCGGAGTTGCTCGCCCGGGCCTTCATGCTGCCGGCAGAGACGGGCCCGAAATGAGCGGCTTCGACTGGCCAGCTCTGATGCAGGCGGGGATTCGTGGCCTTGCCCTGCGTCCAAGGGATTTCTGGGCATTGACCCCGGCGGAACTGCGGCTGTTGCTGGGGCGATCGGGGCCAGAGGCGCCACTGGCGCGGGCGCGGCTTGACGAACTGCTGCGGGCTTACCCGGACAAGAAGGGAGATCAAGGCGATGGATGATCTGGACCGGTTGGACGATCTGGATGCACAAGTTTCGGCACTGGACGAGAATTTCGGTGCGGCGGCGGGCATGGCGGCGGCTTTTAACGGTGAGATGGCGCGGGTTCGCGCCTCCTTTGCCGGCACCGGGCGCGATGTGGCGACCCTTGAAAGAGGCATGAGCCGGGGGCTGAAACGCGCCATCGACGGGGCGGTTCTGCGCGGCGACAGCCTTTCCCAGACACTGGACACGCTGGCCAACTCGATGATCAGCACCGCGTTCAATGCCGCGGTACGCCCTGTCACCGACCATGTCGGCGGGCTTTTGGCACAGGGGGTTGGCGGGTTGGTGAGCGGGCTTTTCCCGTTCGGGAAGGGTGCCAGCTTTGCCCAAGGGCGGGTGCAGCCCTTTGCCAGCGGCGGTGTCGTCAGCGGGCCGGTCACCTTTCCGATGCGTGGCGGCACCGGATTGATGGGCGAGGCGGGTCCCGAGGCGATCATGCCGCTTGCGCGCGGGTCCGACGGAAAACTCGGCGTGCGCGGCGAAGGCGGCGGCGCGGTGCACGTGGTGATGAACGTCACCACCCCCGATGCCGAGGGGTTCCGCCGCAGCCAGAGCCAGATCGCCGCGCAGCTTGGCCGCGCCATAGGACATGGGCGGCGCAACCGCTGAGGTATCAAAGGGGAGAGAGACGATGGCTTTTCACGAGGTTAGATTTCCTGCCAGCCTGAGCTTCGGCTCGATGGGCGGACCGGAGCGCCACACCGATGTGGTGACACTGGCCAACGGGTACGAGGAACGCAACACGCCCTGGGCACATTCGCGGCGCCGCTTCGACGCCGGGGTCGCAATGCGTTCGCTGGACGATATCGAGACGTTGATCGCATTTTTCGAGGCGCGGCGCGGGCAGATGCATGGATTTCGCTGGAAGGACTGGACAGATTTCAAGTCCGGGCGTGCCGGGGCCTTGCCCGATTTCCGCGATCAGGTGATCGCGACAGGTGATGACGTGACCGCCGAATTCCGGTTGACGAAGACCTATCACTCAGGCGGGCAGAGTTACGCGCGGCCCATTCACAAGCCGGTACGTGGCACCGTGAGGATCGGTCTTTCCGGGGACGAGCAGCAGGACGAGATCCATTACAGCGTGGATGAGGTCACCGGCATCATCCGTTTCCGGCATCCGCCCAATGCCGGGTTGGAGATCACAGCGGGGTTCGAGTTCGACGTGCCCGTGCGTTTCGACACCGACCGTATCCAGACCAGCCTTGCCAGCTTCCAGGCCGGCGAGGTGCCCAGCGTGCCGGTGGTGGAGATCCGGGCATGAGCGGCTTTGACGCGGACCTGCTGGCCCACCTCAAGGGCGGAACCACGACCACTTGCCGTTGCTGGTCGGTCAGGCGGCGCGATGGTGTGGTCATGGGGTTCACCGATCATGACCGGGATATGAGCTTCGACGGGATCACTTTCCGTGCCGAAACCGGCCTCAGCGCGCTGGCGGTTCAGCAGGGCACTGGCCTTGCCGTGGACAACACGGAAGCACTGGGCGCATTGAGTGATGTCGCGATCCGCGAGGCGGATATCGTGGCGGGGCGCTTCGACGGGGCCGAGGTGCGCGCCTGGATCGTGAACTGGGACGCAGTGCGTCAAAGGCAGTTGCTGTTCACCGGGACGATCGGCGAGCTGCGCCGCGCGGGCGGCGCCTTCGAGGCAGAGTTGCGGGGGCTGGCCGAGGCGCTGAGCCGGCCGGTGGGACGGGTCTATCAAAAGCCCTGCACCGCGGTTCTTGGCGATGGCGATTGCCGCTTCGACCTTGAAACGCCGGGCTACGCGACTGAACGGGATGTTCAAACGGTGGAAGAGGGCCGGATCTTCGGTTTTGGCGGGTTGCCAGGGTTCGATCCGGACTGGTTCCGGCACGGGCGGCTGGAGATGCTTTCGGGCGCGGCCAAAGGCCTTACAGGGCTGATCAAGCGCGACCGCGAGGCAGACAGCGCGCGGGTTATCGAACTGTGGCACCCGCTGCGGGTGGCAGTGGCGCCGGGCGACAGGCTGCGGCTTGAGGCGGGCTGCGACAAGCGTGTGGAGACTTGCCGGATCAAATTCGACAATCTTCTGAACTTTCAAGGTTTCCCCGACATTCCCGGCGACGACTGGACGATCACCGACCCGGCAAAAGCGGCACGACTGGACGGTGGGAGCCGACGGTCATGA